CATCTCTTCTGATTCTTTTCTCTCTATTGGGAACTTTATTTTATTTAATTTGAAAAGAGGAACCATGATGTTAAACCGAACCAGTTTGTTAGTATTGGGTCTAATGCCTGGCTTAGAGTTATTACCCTCACTTGCCAATGGAAAGTAAATGTTCCGTACCAACATTTCATCTTGAATCCATGAGACAAAGCCACCTTGTTGTCCTGATATTTCTATGCCTACTTGCTGCGGTGCATACATCTGAGCCAGTCTGAATAAGTCATTGACGTTGTCACTCATTAACTGTCGTTTGACTATTCCATCAATCCATAACCAATCACCATTGCTGGTATAAGCCCATACTGATATTACACTGTAATCAGCACTGGATCTCTCACTGGTAGCAAAGTCGGTAGTAATGTAGAAGTTAAACAATCCTTTGTTATTCAGTACTGTGCTTCTCTTGTACCAAGAAATATCACTGTTCTGGATCAGCCTATCTTCGTCTGACATAATCCGTAGCATTAACTCTTGGTTAAATGAATCAATCTTCCCTGCTTTCATTGCCTTGTCATACTTGTCTTTTACCGCATCATAGGTAAACCTATCTTCCCAAGCACCATTGAACTCTTCCCGCTTACAGGGAAACTTCTCACATACCGGATAAACATTGACTGCCCATGCCCCTGATTCTACTGCTTTATATAATGGATCTTTAGCATTAAACGGCGTACCTGACCAGATGACTTTATTATTGGTAGGATGCAACGCATAGTCCACAGCTTTGTACACAGTGTCCTCAACGCTCTTAATGACAGTAGGTGATCTTGCATCCTCATCACTGATCAAATCATCCAGCACAGCTAGGGTAGGCCGCTTACCCATCTCCTTGGCTCCCCGTATACCCGTTTGCGCTCCATAACCCTTGACTATGAACAACTTGCCATCTGCATTAGTAAACTGCCAACGGATGTCAGTAAACTTTATGCTAGGGATATACTGACGTAAGAAATCCGAGTTCTCCCATCTGAACTCCAGATTCTTACGCATGTTCTTAACACCATTCTCTATGCTATCAGATACATAGAGCGCAATGTCTACCTGACCAAAGCCAGGAAGTCTTCCATAGACTCCAAGGTACAAGAACAAGTACTCACCAAATAAGGTAGTTTTTGCAGATCCACGGAATAGCATATTAAGTATGCTGGAGGTTCTACCTGCTAACTGATCCAGCATCTTATAGTGCAGAACAGGAGTAAGGTTCTCTTCACCCGCTTCACCGTTGACTAACTTAATGAAGTTGACGAACTCCAAGGCAAAAGGACTCGGTATGTAAGTAACATCTTCACCATAACTTACATTATTAACGTAGTCCTCCACTGACTTGTTTACCTTAACTGTATCTAACATATAGGCTCAGTGGCTTAATTATGAAGACGAACCATGATTCAAACTGTAGTGATTCCCGTCTTGGAATCTACCACCCCATCTGCATAGCTCATGTTGTTTCTCCCACCACTCTCCTAGTTCTTTATGATCTTCTGTTGAAGCCAGGAACTCACCGGCTTTAAACAAATTAAGATCAATAGCCAATTTTAGTTTGTGGCATGAGTTAGCTACACCATAGCCCTGCTTAACCCCAACAGCACCAAAGACTCTTGGATCTCTAAATAGATCACCACCTCTTATTTCAAAACCAAGAGCATGAGCTTTGTTAATAAGTTGTGGGACTAATCTCATGAATAGTTCTTGTTTACTTCCTAATGCCATCATAACTTTATATGCCCCTGCACCCAATAAATAGCTGCACTAAAGATAACTGGTAAAGAATATTGGATCGTAGTTTTAATGGCTTCCCTATAGAAGTCCTGCCGTAGTTTCTCAGCGGTAATTCTTGCAGACAGCCATTCATGCTGCTCTTGATGCTCTTTAGTTTCCTCAAGGCTTCTGGCATCTAAAAGTTCCGAAAGAATTTCTTTTAAATCGTCTTTGTTCAAGTTCATTTGTTCGCCGCCTTGCCAATATTTAACGCAATTTTGTGAAGGAAAGCACCGACAATCGGCGTTGATTCAGGAACCAGTGTGGCGGCTATGGCTGCAAAAGCTATCGTTTTTGGTACGATGCTTATTAACTGGTCGAGTATGCCGTTCGCGTTTGATAGGGTGTCAATAATTGTCATTCTACTATTTCCCAATCTTCGGCCAAACAATCTGAAACGGACGGAACCCATGTATTAAATGCGTTATTCACACCTTTCAGAACAAAAAATGGCAATAATTCAGAAAACTCATAATCGCCCCCTTTATTCAACTGAACATACATGCCTTTTCCATTCCAGCCAGAACGCGCCACTTTTAAACCGGCTTTTAATGCCGCGAGTGCATCACCAAAAGTAAGCGACTTTGATTTTAATGTTTCTTGTGTCATTTTATTAATTCCCGTGGGATTGAGTTTAAAAACTGAATTACTTCGTGGTGATCGGCTGAGAGGGTATCTGCTTTTTGTATAAGCCCGTCAACTCTGCTTGATATTGCCCCGCTGTCCAGCCAGTATCCTGTCTCATCTGCATTTTTATTGATGCTGGGATTATCAGCTTTGGGCAGGGTGCAATTACTACGGGTTTGATTGTTGAGCCACACCCTACGAGCAGACTCAAGAGTAGTAGCATGATCGCTAATCGACTTAATATTCTTATCATGTTCAATTTCCAGATTTGCATTAACGAGATCCGCTTTTTTTTCAGACGCTTCAACCTTTTCGGTGGCTTCAACTAAAAGGTATTTCGACTCGCGGTTAATTAGTTCGATTTGTGCATCAAGTACAGCAACCTGTTTAGTCATCACTGACAAGCCAGTTCCGTAACCTGCTGCAAAAACTGTGGTTATAAATATTGCGGTTATGATTATTGTTGGCATTACAGCACCGAGGGTAAGCAATTTATATACCCTTCGACCGCACCGGAAGAAGGAGTTGATGTGTGCCAGCGATATTTATAAAGCCCGGGTGCGGATAGCGTGAGCGTATATTTATAAATCCCAGTTGATTGTCTTGTTATTGCTCCCGCCCCATAAATGCTTGTTGTAGGAGTAGGGCTATCAGGCATTACAATTTCCAGCGACAATGTCGATGGGTCTGTTAGTGCGCCATCCGACACCACCGAAAGCGTTATCACTGCCGAATTACCTACAAGATACGAATTAGGCTGCATGGTCGGTTGTCTCCATTTTAATTAAAAGATTATCAGTTGTTTCGAGTACATTTAAAACTTTGTCGGATGACAGCAAAATCAGTAATAAACCGTCCGCTGTAAACATCGAATAGTTTGCATTAGCAATTAGGATAGCGGTTAATGTTGCCACATCATCTTGATCGACTGAGCTAATCAATCCAGCGTTGATTAGGCTACCAACCAGCACGGTTACGTCATCCTGATCGCTAACCGACAGCACAGCATTGATTATCAGATTAACTGTGAGTATGCTGGTATCGTCTGAGTCAGTGCTGCCAATCGTGCCGGTTATTGTTAAACCGGCAATGTTGCTGAAAAGTAATATCACTGTATAACTAAACTAAGCATTTGCGCTTGTGTGTGGGTCATTTGATAAAGCAGGTTTGATTTTGTAGCTCCATCAATAAATACCCCGTTACATAATTTCTGGCCTACGGTTGCTGTTCCTTGCGGGAATCTTAAGTAAGAACCTGCATCCATCACTCTGTTTTTCATGTCGAATTTAGCCATTCGCTGAGTGCCATTAATGTTTATATGTAGCAATCGTCCTTGCATAGTTACAGGATCATAAGCTCCACTTGTGCCAGTAGTAAATGTTTGCCCTTTTTTACCATAAATAATATCTGCCGACCAAGTACCTGTTGCACCACTGGCAATGTCCAAAACATCAATAGCAGGACTGCCACCGCGAATACAGTAGATGTGCGAATGCCTGGCATTAGCTTGTACATCACGCTCATAGCCAAAGCCCTGCTCAAAAACAACACCTGCGCCATGAGCAGTTCCGGCGGCTGCAAATGAGGTAGTATCCCAAGTATTTGCAGTTATGTTATAGGTATAAACAAACGTTGTGGCAGATGATCTGAAAAGCATTCTATCATCATCATTTTCAACAACAAATTTTGCACTTGCTGATGGTGCTACTGTCCAATTTGATACTAGGGTAAATACTCCTGCCGCTCCTGCTGTATGCCCTGTAATTCTTCTGCGCTGATTTACAGAAGTAGGGGTAGTTATATCTTCAACAATCCTAATCTGAAAGTTTATATATTCATTGGCTTGGAGGTCAGTAAACATATCCGAGCCAGTAATAGTATTTACCGATGAGGCAGTAGCAAGTATGCACTTTTTACCATCAGAGGAAGAAATTGGAGTAATTATTGTCGGGACAAAACCTTCACCAGATACCCTATTATAAGGCACATGGGCTTCTGACAAAGCCAGCCCATTTGTATCAGTCGCAATAGCTGCCAATGAGTTAGTAGCACAGGATGAAGTGGCTGTTAAATTAGTGCTAAATGAGTTTGTCGCTATATCATAAGCTTTGAATGTAGTACCTGCCGCTTGAGTGCCAGAAGCCAATAAAAATACTTTACCTGAACGGATTTCATAACCATCACCAGCAACTGGTGTAAACGATAATGACGCGTCTAAGGTAATTGTTGGAGTCTGCCCCGCTGAATTGGCTACAATAGTTCTTTCTTCAATTTTGCCTGATGAGCCTGCGCCATTACCAATTACTCTTATTCTGAATCCAGTGCCATCACCCCTATTTGCCAACTGATTTGCTGCAACCGCTGCCGCAAGTGCCGTTGATAAGACTATCTTAGTATTTGTATTTCCAGCCGCTAATATACCTCTGGGGCCTTGTGAAGGATTAAATAAAGCAGTAGCACCCGCTGCAACAGTTGCACCTGTCCCACTTAGTGTTGGACTTTGTAGTGACATCCATTCGCCACTAATCGGATCATGGGCTTCAAATGCTGTCAATGCGCGTAAATAATACTGATAAGGCGAACCATTATTTGTATTTCTATGATCCCACGCGAATGAAGTACCTGCCGCAGAGACACCTAAAGCTGGTGCTTCGGGTCGCCACATAGGTAGATCAAAATAGGCTTTAAAATTTAATGCTGTTGTCATGTTATTTCACCAATGTAAACGATAAAGGTACTGTTTCAGAATCTACGAAAAAAGGCTTTGAGTTTTCAGGTCTAGGCTCTGTCCTTCTGTCCCAACTTGCTCTCCATTTATGGTATTTATGATCATCGTTCCTTCTACTATTGTAATATCAACAATAACCCCATCTGCATTCTGATACTTCATGTGATTGCCCGTCTTACCGAGCCTGCCCATGCAGCGTGCATTTGATCATAAATAAAACTGTTTGCAGGGACAGAACCCACTTGACCAAGAGTTGAAACTGACGAAACCGTACCCAGTGTTTGCACTCCCCCTATTGGATCCAAGACAACCCGCAAGCGACCAGATGACGCTTCTTCCCAGATTGGATGAATCAACGCTTTTAAAGCGACAAGTATATTTGCAGCAAGGTCGACAGTTAGTTGGTCAGCTACTTTGACAGGCATAGGATTTGATGCTGAAACATTACCGTCATCAAGCCCATTGCTTCCCAATATTACTTTTATGCGCTGCGCTTGCTGCTGATTGCCGATGTCTTCAGTGGCAATTACTACTGCATCTGCGTCATTAATATTATGTAATTTAACGCCCATTACGCATTACCGCCTGTGATAGCCCAGCTTTCAATGACAACCTTAACACCTGCGCCAATAGCCAAATTAGCAAGTTTTAATTCATTTGCTCCACCATCAAGTGATACCGTACCGCCACTGATTGCCTCTGCACCACCAGAGGTAAGCACTTTGTAAGATGCTGCTGTACCATTTGTTCCCGCTATGCCGGACAAGGGCGTTGTAGGGTAAATATTGCCGTCTGTAGACGCTGGAGCAAATACCGCTGTAGGTGATGCCCCGCACGGAATTGACACCAGCACGTTCGATGCTGAGTCATAAATTTTTAATAATGCACCTGCGCCAATTTCGTTTATTCT